ACCCGGGCGGGCCGTAAAAAGGCCCGCCCGAGTGGCGAACCCTCCCTGTCTCTAGGAAAATTTGGGCAAGAACCAAGCTAAGACACGATTCAACACCTATCGAAAGAGAAGTGCGCAGAAACTGACTAGGATCACCTGGTTGGCGACCCCGTGTCCGATTCTACGGTTCTTCCCACCGAAAGGATATTGACGACTAACCTCGTTAATAGAGTTTCCCTAGAAACGCGGTGTGATCGTTCGTGCCGAATGGTCATTACGTTGTTTGTTGCAACGCTTGCTTATCCCACCCGAGGTGTAGAAGCGAAGGCGCTTGGTAAACGCACTAGCTTTTCCGCTAAGGAATGTGGTATGCAAACAATGCTCTAGATATGGAGGGAACGCCGTGTCAATCAGCGTCAAACCTGGAGCTCATCACTCCTGAAAGGCTCAACGATGACTGGCCCCGACGTCTCCAAGATCCAGAGATGTCGCAACCTCATCCTAGGGAAGGCTAGCCCCCTACACCCATAGGAGGTGAGGAGACCACGGGTCAGGTACCAGTTTATATATCAACTGCTACAAACAATAATAGAATGTTGCGACAAATTGTGGAGTTAACCACATTAATCTTAACATTCTACTTGTCTGAGCAGATGGCAATAAACCGACCACTGGTAGACGCTTACTTCAAGAACGTCTTACGTTTAGTTGATGAACGTGGTCTAGCTTTCACTGTCAAATATGTTAAATCAACACGTTTGGCGGTGACTCGCTATATCACAGGGCATCCACTAGACGCGGTAGACCAGGTAGCACTTAAGGAAGGATGGCCAGTTTGGCTATCCGACCTAAAAGTGCTGACATCATCCGGGGAAGGTATAAAACTCTTAATGACACTTCTTGTGTCACTTCGAGGAATACACCTCCCTCCGGTTCTTGATGTAACACCGATTGTAGCACCATGGAAGGGCTCCGACTCTATTACAGAGAAGGAATTCAACCATGCTGCAAGACAATTGGGTATCCGGCCTACTAAGGTGGAATTCAGTAGGTTCCATATGTCTACCAAATCAGGACCGTTGGGACAAGCAATCTTGACGTCTGTCTCAGAGCTTACGCTATTACCTTTGGAGTTGATCGATAATATTCGACTACTCGCGGGTCCTAGCCTGGGCAATAAGATAGATGCCTTGACTGCTGGCCGTTTCGGCGATCTGAGTTTGGCAAGTATATGGGCCACTTTATTCCCACCTAAGACCTCTTCTTTTAGAAAGCTGTCCTACTTCAGTGATAAAGAGGGAAAGACTCGTGTTATTGCTATCCTTGATTATTGGTCACAGTCGGCCTTACGACCTTTGCATGCGGTTATGAACCGTATGTTACGGAAGATAGGTCCCGATTGTACCTTTGATCAAGGATCCTTTACACGAATCCTCTCTCTCAGTCCTTTCTACTCGCTCGATCTTTCAAACGCAACCGACCGAATGCCTATCGCTTTACAGCGGAGGGTAATCAGTCGAATTGTGGGTGAGGAAAGAGCGGTGGCCTGGGCTCACATCCTAACTGAGTATGAGTACACCTCCAAAGGTAGTCCTTCAGTTAAATATAACTGTGGACAGCCTATGGGGGCTTACTCATCATGGCCAGCAATGGCTCTCACTCATCATCTCATAGTTCGCGTAGCTGCGTTACGTGCGGGTTTTCCGCATTTCACGAGCTACTGCTTGCTAGGAGATGATATAGTGATTGCCAATGCAGCTGTTGCACAGCAATATAAGGACCTGCTACTCCAACTCGATATGCCCATCTCCGAGCAGAAGACTCATGTGTCTAAGGACACATTTGAATTCGCTAAAAGATGGTTCCATAAAGGGTTGGAAGTCACAGGTTTTAGTATTGCTGGTTTCAGTAGTGTGTGGAAGCGTTATTCACTTCTGCACAATTACTTAAGCACGCAGCGTGACCATGGCTGGGACCTAGAGATAGGAAGGCACCCGGAACTAATCTCAGCCATATATAAACTTTTCGGCAAACCCGCGCAAAGCGAGCGAGTCGTTAAGCTATATATGGTGTTCGATGCGTTGGCGCAAGCCAAGAATACGGGAGAACATGCCTTACTCTTAGATAGAGTAGAGCACTACTTCGGTATTCCTGTCTCGCAGCACCTTCTCCGGTTATCCGTAGAAGAGCTCGACTCAAATCAGCTTATGAGGCTGATTAGGATCGAGGCTGCGAAACGGCTCATCGAACGAGATTTTGGGCGTTTCCAAAAGGATGCATACCGTATCAGTGCTAAACTGAATGGCATGCTCTTTAAGAAATGCCCAGGCTTGGATGTCCAGTCCTACCGAAAGGCTCTAGGGAAGAATTCCCCCTTAATCCTTGTCCTCAATGGAATGATCCTCGAGAGTGCCATGGTCCTTAATAAGACTTTTGGCCGAGCGGTCGGTATTACCCGCCACTCAACTCGAGAGTTTCAAGCCATTGCGGGCTGGGATGAAGGCCAACAAGTAACTGAGGAATCCTACTTAAATGTAGGAGTCTCAAAGTACTTTGTTAGCAAGGGGGTCTTCTCCATGAGAGCCGCCCATTCTCTCTCGCTTGCGGACTCAATGTTAGTCAAAGCTATTCTCGACGTATGTCGGGATTTCGCTGAGAAGAACATTTGGGCACCCGCAATCCAAGGAGGAGCAGCGGTGCCTCAGGAGGAGATCAAACCTACTCGCGAGGTACGGAGAGTCGTATTACCTGTCCGGATCCCATCCGGACCGGTAATTAGACTTCCGCCTGTTGACCGAGGGGAGCCCGAGGGCTCGTAGGTAGCATTGGGCTACCCAAGTAGTCCGGTGGCAGTGAGCGTTCTTATGGTAGCGCTTACCACGCAACTATTTGGGTGCTTATTGCCTAAGTCTCCTATCTTGAGGCAGACCAGTGCTCATCTTGGGGTGCGGTCACTGAACCGGCTACCAGACCGGTCGGTGAGTGCCATCCGC